AAAATTACAGGGAAAGAAAATTATGTTGGTAGGTCTCATTATGAAGATAAAACAATATATGTTGAAAAAGGTAATTTTAAAGACATGATGTTGACTTTAAAACACGAGCTTATGCACGTATGGTTATATGAAAATGGACATACTAATCAAAATGGAGATGAAATATTTGATTATGAAGATATGTGTGAATTAGTTGCTTTAAGTAATGATTCAATTAATAGAATTGTAAAATTATATTTAGATGAAAAGGGCTTGAAATAGCCTTTTTTATTTAATTTACAGATTTTAAAAACTATGGTATAATGTGTGTAGAAAATAAAGAGAAAGGAGAGAGGCAAAGCATGAAAGTAATAGCAAAACAAAACAGAGATTTAGTATTAATTAATGCTCAAAATACACAAAATGAAAATGATACAGAAACAATACTATTACAAGTACCTGAAAAATATGAGGACTTTGTAAAGAAAATAGCTTTTATAACACCAAATGGAGTTGTATGGGATGTTATAGAAAATAATGAGTATTTAATTAAAAAAGCCATAACAAAATATGAACAAGTACAATTTTATATATGGCTAACAAAAGATAATGTAGATTTTAGAACAAAAGAAAGAACATTAAAATTTAATGTAAATCACGAAGTAGAAGGAGAAGTAACACCAGAAGAACAATCAGATATGGAAAGAGTAATTTCTATATTAGATAGCGAAATAATCAAGGTAAACAATAAAGAAAAAGAAATAAACGATTTAATTAGTACGATACAAACCAAGCTAGACAATGGAGAATTTAACGGAAAAGATGGTGTTGATGGTAAAGACGGACAACCACGGACAAGACGGCAAAGATGGAGATAATGGTTATTCTCCTACAATAAGAACAATAGAAACTACTGACGGATATGATATAGAAATTACAGACATAAATGGAACGAAAACAATATCAGTATTAAATGGTAAAGACGGACAAAATGGAATTGATGGTCAAGATGGAATCTCTCCAACAATAACAGAAACACAAACAGCAAATGGCTATGATATAACAATAACAGATAAGAGTGGAAGCAATACTATATCATTAGTAAATGGTAAAGATGGCAAAGACGGAATTAATGGTCAAGATGGTGCAAAGGGAGAAAAACGGAGATCCAGGTCAAAAAGGCGAACAAGGCAATCCTGGTAAAGATGGAACAAATGGAGTTGATGGACAAGATGGAGAAGATGGTTATACCCCACAAAGAGGAACAGACTATTGGACAAGCCAAGATATAGCATCAATAGAACAATATTGTGCTAATTATATAGACACACATATAACTGATGCGATTGGAGGTGCCTATTAATGACTTTAATACAATTATTTACTAATATAGCAAATGCTATAAGAGCTAAAACAGGTTCAAGTGAAACAATAAAAGCAGAGGACTTTCCAACAGAAATAGCAGATATAACAACAGGACATTTAGATAATGCAGAATACCAAGAAGCAAATGATGATTTAGATGATATATTAGAAGGAAGTACACCTGCAACAATTTATCCGCCTGATTGGAGCGAAATAGGATATAGTGAAACACCACAAAACATACTAGATGATTTTGATTATTCAAAAGACATAAAGGAAAATTGGAATAGTGGTGCTACTAGTTTGGCGAACAAGTTTAGTTATAATACAACTTTAAAATATATGCCACTAGTAGATACAAGTAATACAACCAATATGAATAGTATGTTTGAGGGTTGTAGTAATTTATTGAAAGTCCCTTTATTGGACACCAGCAAAGTTACAAAAATGCAATCAATGTTCGCTTATTGCAGTTTATTAACTACTATACCACAAATTGATACAAGTAAAGTAACTACTATGTTTAGTATGTTTCAAAGTTGTAAAAAACTAAAATCTATACCACAAATCAATACTCAGAATGTGGATTCAATGTTTGTAATGTTCATAGATTGTGATAATTTAGAAGATGTCCCTGTTTTAGATACCACTAAAGTCACAACTATATTGCATATGTTTACAGGTTGTTCGTCATTGTCAAATGATAGCTTGAATAATATTATGCAAATGTGTATAGGCGCAATAAAATATACAGGAACAAAAACTTTGAAAGAAATAGGTTTAACATCAGCACAAGCAACAACCTGCCAATCTTTAAATAACTATCAAGCATTTTTAGATGCTGGATGGACAACAGGATATTAGGAGGTATAGAATATGGATATATTAAATACAAAAATAAAAAGTATATTAACTGAGAAAAATACTAAAATACTTCCTGAAAACATTAAAGTGGGAGTAAATATATTAGGAGTATTAGGAACTTATGAAGGTGGTGGAAGTATAGTTGAAAAAGATGTAAACTTTTTTGATTATGATGGAACACTTGTAGCCTCTTATACAAAGTCAGAATTTTTAGCTTTAAATGAAATGCCAGCAAACCCCTCACATACAGGATTAGTAGCACAAGGTTGGAATTGGAGTTTGGCAGATGCAAAAGAGTATGTAACTGATTATGGTGTTTTAGATATAGGGCAAACATACACAACCGAAAGTGGAAATTCTGAATTTGATGTAGAAGTAACTACAAAAACAGGGTTGACAGTAACTTGCAATATGATAGGTAATAAAGATTGGGGCGATGGAACAACAGATTCTTATAATTCTCATACTTATTCAAGGGCAGGTAAATATACAATTACTTGCGACGGTGATTCATATAATGACAATTATATTTTTGGTTCATCATCAAGTACTACTCCATATTATCCAATAGCTGTCAGAATGGCAAAAGCGACAAGACTTCCTAACTATGCTTTTAACAATTGTTTTTCATTAAGATATGCAACTTTGTCGAATGATATAATAACAATAGATTCTTATGCTTTCAATAAATGTTCTACTTTAAAATCAATTGTAATTCCAAGCAGTGCAACAAGTATTTCAAATGGAATTTTTAACAATTGTTATAGTTTAGAAAGAGCTTGTTTATCAAAGGGTTGCCTAGGAGGAAGTGCTACAAGTTATATGTTTACAAATTGTTATAATTTAAAAAAATTGGTAGTTCCGCCAAGTGCTATAAATTTTTATGGTTATTTTTTGCAAAACTGTTATGCTATGAAAAAGCTAGTAATACCAAATACTGTGACATCAATTTCTAACAATGTTTTTTCAAATAGTAGCGGTATAATAGAATATGATTTTAGTAATTATACTGAAGTTCCAACTTTATCAAATTCGGGAGCTTTTACAGGAATTAATTTTATCTGCAAAATAATAGTACCTGATGACTTATATGAAAGCTGGAAAACTGCATCAAATTGGTCTAACTATTCATTGTACATAGTAAGTGCGAATCAAATTTAAAAGTTAATAGGAAAGGAAGGAGAATTAAATATGAGTAACAAAGTTTATGATATTTTAAAAGCAATAGCATTAACGCTTCCATCAGTAATTACTTTTATTACAGCTATAATGAAAATATGGAATATACCTTATGCAGTTGAGATAGGACTAACTTTAAATGCTTTAAATGCTTTAATAGCGGGAATAGTAAAAATAGCAAATGATATTTACTGCAAAAATCAAGTACAAACAAATGTAAATACAGATAGACCAGAAGAATTAATTGAGGAAGGGGTTGTTGAAAATGAAGATTAGAACAACAAAACCTGCCAATAATAAATTCTATATAAGAAAAGCTAATGGTGGATATTCTTTATGTATAAAAGGAAAGCCAACAGACCCAAATGCAAATGTACTAGCAAATTGTTTTACGGGAGACACTAAAATTATAACACGTAATGGGATTGTTAGGTTAGATGAAATAGTTGATAAAGAAATTTTGGCATTGTCTAAAGATGGGAAATATAGAAAAGCGATAGGTAAATATTTTGGTCAACAAGAAATATATGAATTAACACTTTATAATGGTAAATACAGAGTTACTGGAAATCATAGATGGCTAGTTAAAAGCTATGGTAAAAATGGAGGATTAAAGGAAAAAACTACTATAGAATTAAATAAAAGCGATTATATTCCTTATAACTTGATTAAGAATATTGGGATAGATGAAAATGGAATAAGAAATGGTTTTATATATGGAGATGGAAGTTATTATAATGACCATAAACAAAGCCAAGCTAATTTATGCGGATATAAAAAAGAATATATGAAAAACTACTTTGAAAATGCTTT